AATTGGGCGAACTAGACTAATCATTTCAAGATGCTATGGTTATTATATTAGTAGTATAGTGCGATCTTTATGGAAGAACAAGAAGAAAAAGAAGGCAATCGTGTCGAAACGATTGTCAAAATTGCTGTTCTAGTTTGGTCTGCAAGTATGCTAACTCTGTCTTATTATGAACCTGCTGATGGAAAGAAGATAGTAGACTTCGATCCAACCTTTATCGCTTCGATTTTTAGTGGAAGTTTAGCCAGTTTCGGTTTGCAGGTTGGTAAGAAAAAGAACAATAATACTCCTAAAATAGTGGATAATAGTAAAAACAAAGTAGGCATCAAATGAAGAAACTTTTATTACTAGGGTTGTTTTTGGTTGCTCCTTGCTATGCAAACGGAGTACCAACGTGGACTACTGGTTCATCTAACAGAACTGAGAACACAACTCAAACCATAGCCAGAACTATAGTGACTGAAAAATATGGGTCAAAGCTAGAAAGTTGGGAAGCATCTAATATTGCTGTAGCTGCTTCTGCTGGTATAGCTGGCGGTGATGCAGTATATACAGTTAAGACAGATACAGCAGATTGGTCATTGTCTTTAACTACAAGAGCAGCTAGTCAAATGACTGAAAAGATTACACAAACAGATGCGATTACAACCACTAGCGTTATCACTTCTTTGTCTGTCTTTAGCCAGTAATTCGGTAAAAGCCGAAGGCGATACAAACGTACAGGCTCAACCAAATGCGATTGGTAATTCTAGTATTATCAATCAGAATATGAATATTAATAATGGAATGACAGGTAAGCAACAGTTTGGAAATCTAGTATGTAGCCAACCAACAATGGCATTTACACCTTTCTATACAGGTAATGATGCAGAGAATCCTAGTAGTGAAACTTATAGTATTAATGAAGGTTGGGGATTTCAGATGTCATTTATGATCCCACTTGGAACTAATAACGAAACGTGTTCGGAATTAGCCAAAGTAAAGCTAGACTTAGCCATAGAAGAACTAGACAAGCAAGTGCATGATAAACAATTAGTTCGTGTCTTGAAGTGTAGTCAGCTTCACGCATCAGGGTACATGATCAATCCTAAATCTAAGTTCGCATACATCTGTAATGATGTAATCAATATACGAAGTTATGTGAAAGCTAATCCTTCTTTGTTTGAAAATCCTTCACCTCCTTCTTCAAAACCTTAGTAAATATTTTCTTAAATGTTTTCTTGATAAAAGCCAGTACAGATTGCATAGCGATACCACCAGCTACAGATACAACTGAAGCTGTACCTGCTGCTATTACACTTGACGCTATAACCTCTGGTGCAGGTATAGGCATTTCCCCAAAAAAAGGTATATTAAAAGTAGCTACAGATTCAGATGATAAAGTTTCTTTGGGGATTGGCAGGTTTGTCGGTATTGTCTCTGGTGTTAGTTTTAACGCTTCCTCCGTTGAAGATGATGTTTCTTCTTCAGCAGAAGATCCCTGATCTCCCAGACCCGACTCAACTTGTTCCAGACTCGGTAAAAGAATTGGATCTAGATATGGAATCTCTGCCACAGGTGGATAAAAAATTGTTCTAGGTGGTACGAGATAATCTGTATTAGGCAGATTAATCTCAGGTATATCCATTACTCTTCAGTTCTATCTTTAATAATAGCTGTTAATTCAGTAAATCTTTTCTCACATTGTTTAACAGTTGTTTGTGCTTGATTATATTTATTAACTACTTCTTGTAGTTCTGCTTGTAGTTCTTCAGTTGTTGGTTTTGCCATACTTAATTTAAAAGGGTTAGATATATTGTGCCACGATTAGTTAATTGCTGCCATTTATACTCCCATTTCCATAGCTATTAGAGAAGAAGCATATCTTCCTCCCTGTGCAGAGTCTCCATCACCACTTGATCTGTTTAGATTAAATGTCTTTGTTTGACTTGAATCGTGTCTAAAAGCTAAGTTATAGGTTTGTGTTGATGTGCTTGCTGGGCTATGTACAAAAGATAAGTTTACTGTTTCAATTCCACCTGTGTGACCTTGAAACCCACCCATAGATGACCGTACTCTGTTCCCTGCTGCATCTCCAACGGCATCTGTACAAACACTACCATTTACCATTAATTGCATAAAAAATGGCATGTTAGAACTCCAACCAACATTTACTGTAGCCATGATAAGAATTTTACTTGAATTTGTAGTAGGTGTTATAGCAACATTAAAACCTGTAAAATCATAAGCACTTTGAGTGCCAACATTAACCGAGGTTGTATCTTTTTTTACTGTTGTCACAGTTTGTATTATGCCACCGGCAGTAGCACCACTTGGCAGCCCACCGACAGGAACGATTGAATTGACTTTAAGTTGGCTCATACTGCTAACTCCATAATTGTGACGTAACTACAACCTCTTTCATAAGATTGATTAGTAGTGCCATTAACAGTTCTATTTAAAAAGAAATTATATGAACCACTTATCATGGCTTGAATATTTATTCTATATTTTATAGCAGTACTAGCAGCTTGAGCAGGAGAATCAACTAAAGGTGAGATATTAATACACGTTGGAGTAGAATCTTGATCATTATTATAAAATGCGGGTGGGATCATTCTTGTGATTCTATCATTACTGCCATTTGCATCACCTCTAGCATATTTGGTTTCACTACCACCAATTTCTCTGCCTAAATTAACAGCAAAATCATGGTCAGCACCATCAATTTCACAAAATACTTGACAGGAATATATAAATGAGGAGTTAGCTAATTTTGAAGTTATTGTAGTATCTAATGCTGTAATTGGTGTATCTACAGTATGTCCACCCAACGCAAAAGAAGAAGCAGCAGTAACTTTTGTGCTAACTACTTGAACAATTCTAGAAAAAGGAGTTCCATCTACTTCTTGAAGTGTGTTAACTCTTAATGTACTCATGGCTTGGGATATTTAGCTTTAACAGCAGAAATATGAGTATGCCAAGTTGCAAATTTTGTTTTCAAATCTGAATCAGCATCTATCGCTTTGAACAGCATATCTAACTGATTTCCGATTGTGTCATATATAGTGTCAGTTGTACCAGCAGCACCAGTTCTTTGAGACTGATAAAGTATCGCAGCAGCTTCAGCGTCTAAAGTTGTTCTTGCAGCATCCACAAGAGATTGATCTAAACTTACAGAATTACCGCTTGCGTCAAAAGCACCAGCAGAATCATCAATAGAAACTACTGTTCCAGCGTATGCTTTGTAAATCGCTTGGTGATCTAAGGACATAATCAGGTTTTAATTAGATTATACATGGAAGTAATCATGCTGACACCTCCATTACTGTAAAAGTAGAGATCGTTCTAGAAAAATACTCATAATCAGTGTCACTTCCTGATCTATTTAAACAAGCAGAACCACCACTAGGTTCAACAGACATATAAAGCTGATAAGTCGTAGCACTTGTTGTTGCAGGAGAATCTAAATATGTCATTGACTGCGATGAATAACGACCTGAATTACTATGTCTTGCAGCAAAAGCCATTCTTGTTCTATTACCCGCAGCGTCTCCTTTTGCTCCGCTCATTTCACTTCCTCCTTTGTATAAATGAAATCTTGCAGCAAAGTCACCATTAGTACAACTAGAACTTCCAACATGAACCATTATTAAAATTTTGCTAGAGCTTGAAGTGGGAGTAATTGTACACGCCAATCCTGTAACTGCTGCTGGACTACTAATAGCTGCTGTAGTTGTGAAAGTATCTGTTTTAACTGCTGGAACTACTTGAATTATTCCACCACCACCGCCTGTCGGTACTCCAGCTACTGGTATTATGCTGTTGACTTTAAGTTGACTCATGATTTATACGATAGTAAGAGTTTCATTAACACCGACTGTTACGACAGCACCGCTATCTATAGTAATTGGACCTGCTGCCATTGCGTTTTTACCATTAGTAATAGTATAACTTGTAGTTACATTCTGACCATTTTCGTAAAAAATCTCATCACTTCCACCACCAGTAGCACCAGCCGATATACCTGTTAAATTTGATCCATCTATTGCAGGTAACGTACCTGTAATGTTAGCTGCTGGTACTGCTGTTAAGTTAGCTGCACTTAACGCAGGTAAAGTTGCAGGGAAACGTGCATCAGGTATTGTTCCAGAAGATAAATTACTTGCATTTAATGAGTTAATAATAGAAGCAGTAACGTAACTAGCTCCATTTGTTATTGCATTATTGTTAAGAGATATGTTTGCAGACCCATCAAAACTAACACCAGCTATAGTTCTTGCAGTTTCTAAAGCTGTTGCTGTTGCTGCATTTCCTGTAGTGTCCTGATTAAGTGTGCCTACAACAAAATCTATAGTTCCGTCTGAGTCTTGATATGTGACTGTAATACCTGTTTCAGTATTACCTGTAAGCATCCCTCCAACAAAATCTTCTACCTGTTCTTGAGTAAGTGTTGCAGTTATATATCCAGCACCATTAGTGATTGCGTTGTTATTAAGAGATATATTTGCCGAACCATCAAAGCTAACCCCTGCAATGGTTCTTGCATTGGCAAGTGTAGCCGCTGTAGAAGCTGCAATACCAAGAGCATCTATATCTGATTTTGTTTGGTCTGCTGTAGCAGAAGCTTCAATACCATTTAACTTAGTATGGTCATCATCAGTAAACACGTTGCTATCACTAGCACTTTCTACAAGTGTTCTGATTTCTGCTGCTGTTTGGTCTGCTGTAGCAGAAGCTTCTATGCCATTTAATTTAGTATGATCTGCGTCTGTAAAGACATTACTATCAGATGCGGATTCAACTAATGTTCTAATCTCAGCAGCAGTCTGATCGGCTGTAGCTGAACTTTCAATACCATCTAGTTTTGTACCATCAGCAGCTATATCACGACCATCTACGTTACCTGATACGACAATATTACCTGTGACAGAAGTTCCTGTACTTGTAACTTCTATTTTTGTAGAACCACCAGTTTGTAATTTTAAACTACCTGTACCTTGATCGTTAATTACAGAGTCACTAGCGTTATGAAATATCTCTAAGCCATCAGAACTTGTACCATAAATAGACTTTACGTTGTCATTATGTATATTACTGCCAGTAAATGTATTACCAGTTGTAGAAGCAAAGTTACCACTAGCTGTTACTCCACCTTGCCAAGCACCTCCGTTATAAACTTTTAATTCGTCAGCAGTAGTATTAAAATATAAATCTCCTTCTGCTAGTGCATTACCACCACCATCTGTTGAAGGATCAGAAGAAGCTATTTGATATTTTTCAGCAAAGTTATTTACATTACTTATATTACTTGCAGTTGTATTGACGTTAGCTATAGCACTAGCAACTGTACTGATATTACTGTTAGCACCTGCAACTGTTGTAATGTTGGAGTTAGCACCTGCAACTGTGGTTATATTACTATTATTACCTGCGACTGTATTTATATTACTTGCGTTAGATACAGCAGAGTTAATGTTGCTTGCATTAGATACTGCACTATTTATATTGCTTGAGTTGTTTGCTACAGAAGTAACATTAGACGATATACCAGCAACAGTTGTCACGTTACTTGAGATACCTGCAACTGTTGTTATATTGCTTGATATGTCTGCCAAAGTATCTAAGTCAGATACGATTGCTGTAGTACCTAAAGTATTCATATCGGCTACAGCATCAGCAGTACCTAGCCTTCCTATTTCTGTTGCTTTAGCAGCTACAGCACCTATATCTGTTGCGTCTGCTGCAACAGCAGTAACGTCAGATGATATACCTGCGACTGTTGTAACATTAGATGCTACACCAGCTACAGTTGTTACGTTGCTAGATATACCAGCTACAGTATTTATATTGCTTGCATTACTAACTACAGAATTAATATTAGATGTATTAGCACCAGCAGCAGCAATGTTAGTTGCGTTTGCAGCTACAGTTGTAACTTCCGTTGCTTTCGGTACTAATCTATGAAATGCGTATGTATGTAATGTTGAGGTGGTTTCTACTATTACACCAAAACCTGCTGTAAGAACTGTAGAACCACAACCTGTAATTGTTACAGTATTAGATCCAGAACCATTTGAAATACTAACTGTACCGCCACTTGGTGTTCGTGTACTGCCTATTGCTTTGATAGATACAAGAGTACCACTACCATTATTTACGTCAGGGTTAGCTGTAGGAAAATTTGTTTCGCTTGCTATTGGTACAAAACCACCAACATCATCTACAAGATCAATAATCCTGTCGTTGATAGCTGCGGTTGTAGCAATCGTTGTATCGTTATCTGGAAATGTATCGCCATCTTTTATTGTGTCGCCTGTACTTATATTGAAATATCTAGCATCTGATTCTGTTTCTGTATAATATCTATTATCTAATTGACCAGCATTTAATTCTGTTTCTGTGTAATACCTATTATCTAGTTGACCAGCATCTAATTCTGTTTCTGTGTAATATCTACCATCTAATGTGCCATCAGCTATCTTTGCGTTTGTAACAGCATCATCAGCTATCTTAGCTGTAGTAATATTAGAATCAGCTATTTTTGCTGTTGTTACATTACTATCTGCAATCTTGGCAGTTGTTATATTGCTGTCTGCAATCTTAGCTGTAGTTACGTTTGCATCAGTTATCTTGGCAGTAGTTACAGAATCACTTGCTAAATCACCAGCAACTATAGTTCCGTCTGCAATCTTGGCAGAAGTAATTTGACTGTCAGCTATATGTGCTGTATCTATACTTCCATCTACATAATGTTCAGAGTTAATTGAATCATCTGCTATCTTTGTTCCGTCAACTACATCAGCAGCCAAATGAACCGCATCAATACTTCCGTCAACAATATGTTCAGAGTTTATTGAGTCATCTGCAATTTTTGTTCCATTTATAGCGTCTGCTGCAATCTTGGCTGTTGTTACATTACTGTCTGCAATTTTAGCTGTAGTGACATTGCTATCTGTAATGTTAGCTGTAACAACTGCATTGTCGGCTAGTTTAGCTGAAGTAACAGCGTCATTTGCTAATTTAGCTGTTGTTATATTTTCATTCGCTATATGTTGTGTATCTATACTGCCATCTACATAATGCTCTGAATCTATACTGTCATCAGCTATCTTTGCGTTTGTGACAGCATCACCAGCAATCATTTGATTTGATACTGTACCTGTATCACCTGTAGTTACGACTGTACCTGTAATGTCAGGTATGGTTATTGTTCGATCAGCAGTAGGATTTGTTATTGCTAGTGTTGTTTCATTATCATCATCAGTCGCACCTTCAAAAACTAAATCACCTGTAATTGTTTGTGAGCCATCTCTTTTTACATAATCATTGGTAAATTCTTGTTGAGCAAATAATATTTGGTCACTATTATTATCTAAATCTGTTTCTGTTAAAACACTACCATCAGCAAAATCTACCTTTTTATTACTTATATTTGTATCTCTTGTAAAAGATATATTGGCAGTACCAGAAGGAGGTATGTTACCAGAAGTAAAAGTAACAGTCGAACCACTAATTGTATAGTGAGTAGTTATTGTTTTAAGAACTCCTCCTACTCTTACATCAACTTCAGTATTATCTAAGAAAGAAAAAGATATTGCAAAGCTGGCTGTACTACCATTTCCGTTATGAGTTTGCGAGGTAGCAGTTGTGTTGGTAGCCATAATTAATTGCCGAGTCTTTTAAGTTTTTCCAAGTTAGTAACTGTTGCTTTGGTTGTTTCATTGCCAATTACTGATATATTAGCAGAATATCTTTTAAATAATTCTCTATTTTCTGGCAAACGTAACCATTCATTTCTTGCGTTTACTTTAAAATCTGCCACTATACTTTTAATCTCTCTTGAAATTGTACTCCTTGCATTGTCTTGAACTCCAACCATAATATCTTGATTTGTTGAATCAACTTCTTCACCCATAGCAGTTTTATAAAAGGCTTTCATATCAAGTTCATTTAATCTCTTGTATAAAGCTACAATTAATCTGTCACCATCTTTGATTTTATACCCAGAAGAAGTTTTAAAATTAAAAGATTTAGTATTAAAAGATAAGTACTTAACATAACTTGCATATTGTTTGCTTGTAAGTTCAATACCACTTCCTTGTATTCCTTGTTTCCTAAAAAAGAATTTCTTGGGTGGTTGCAAAGATATATTTAAATCATTAATAACACTAAGAACATAATTATCTTTTGTATTAGTAGAAGTAAAAGGATTTAAAACATCAAAGGTTTCTGGTCCAAAACCACTAGGATATTTAACAACTGAGCCTGTTAACCAGTTTCTATCAGGCTCTAAGTCTGCATTGAAATAAGGTATTGTTCTAGCTAATTCATTTAGAGTTTGTCTAAGACCTGTAATCATTTCATCTGCTGGATAATATGTAGTATCAAGTTTTGTTTTGTCTGTAGCTCTTTTGACCGATCTACCTAATCCAGCAACAGGATTAATAATATTAGCAACTCTTCTTGCTAGTAAACTTTGTAACGCATAAGGATTGTGTATGCCTTCAGCAACTTCGCTAAGACCTCTTATATAAGTTCTGTCTGTTAAGTTCCTTGCAATAGCAACGGCAAGAGCAGTAGTAAAATCGTTTCGTTGTTGATTACCTATTTGACCTTCTACTTCTACAAAATCTGCTGCAAGCATAAATAAACCAGACCAAGGATCAAGTCTTTTATAAGAAATATATTTATATTTTGGTTTACCACTTTTTGTTAAAACTATTTCTCCATTTGAATCTCTTACCAAAAATCTAAATGAATATGGTTGCCAGCCTTCTTCTTTTAATTGTTTTACTAATGTTCTGTTTGCTTCTGCTGCATCACCAAATCCTACTGTATTAGGACCTGCACCTGTCATGCCTATCTCTGCAAAAGGATTTTCCATATCTCTAGCAATCAAAGCTACTGAAGCAGCAAACCCACCACCTAAATACATTTCACCTCTAGCTCTTGCAGCAATATTAGGATCTGTACTTCTAAGTGCTTGCCTGTATTCACTCATAAATAAATTTACAACAGGTGTATATCTCATTTGTGTTTTAAGAATATTTATAGGAGTCCTTACAAAAGGAAAAACTATTCTTCCATAAGGGTGTTGTGCAAAATTTTGTACTCTTCCGCTAAAAGATTTAGGGTCTAATTCTTTTGTGAATGTAGCTTCAGCAGCAAAATCTTTTGCTTTCTTATACATATCTTGAATACTTTTTGGCATCTTTTTAGTACTGCCAGTATCAACAATTTTAAATACTTTTTCTGTTTGTGTTGTAATGTATTTTTTTAATTGTTCTCCTTGCAAATTTTTTCTTATTCCTTGCTCCCAAGCTTCTGCTTTTACATAACCTCTAAAATTAACTTGTTTTAAAAACTCATCTTCTGTAATTAACATACGAGAACCAAAACCATTTATTCTTCTAAAATTGTTATAGATAGAAGGAAGCCAAGCATCAGCAAGAAAAACATCAACGAATGGTTTTACAGTACCCCTAGTGACAATATTTTGATCTGCAAAATTTCTTACATCTTCTGCATTTATGTTTCTTGATACTCGTTGTGCATCTGAAACCATTGCACCTCTATCAAGAATATTCTCATTTACTTTAAAAGCTTTACGAGCAATATTAAACGCATCACCTAAAGACTCACTCATATATATAAATTGTTTCCAACCTTTTATAAACTCATCTGTATTAAATTCTGGTTTAAATACTAAATTATCTCTTTTGTTTAAAAGTGTATCTGCAAAAGAAATATTCATATCTTTTCTAAAAGTAATTTTTGCAGCACCAAGAGATTGACTTAATGGTTTTGATAAAGTATTTAAACTTGTAGATAAAAGGTTAACTATGTGAGTAGGTGGACCACTAAGAATAGAGTTAATAAATATTTCGTTTGTAAATTCTACACCTTTTAAAAGTAATCCTTTTTTAATCATGTGTTTCATAACTTCTGGATTACCACCTGCTATGTTTAAATATTTTGTAAGTCGTGTTAAAGCTAAGGCAGCTTCTTGATCTCCTTTTTCTACTAAATCAAAAATTTTATTAAAGGTTTCATCTATTTCACTTACTCCTACAGACTCAATAAAATCTCTATTTATAGAATTTATATTTTCCGTACCTCTAGATCTTCTACCAAAATCTTTAGCTTCTGTTACTGTATCTCTTAAATCACCTGCAACTCTTCTAGCACCTAGAGTTTGTGAAGTCAAAGACCCAACTCCTTTATTTAAGTAAACAAGACCTTTTAATACTTTTGTTTCCTTTAAAAATGCTGGTTTTATTTGTTTTATAAGATCTGTATTTTTTGTAGCTATAGCATTATGCAAAGCAGCAGACAAATTAAAAACAGCTTCGCCATTTTTATTCATCATTTGATTAATTGATATAGTTGTAGCAGGTAAATATCTTGGGTTGTTTATTATTTTGCCATTCTTAGTTCTTTTATAAGGTCCAAATTCTTGCAAGAAAAATCTAGCAGCTTCCAATGCTTGACCTTTTGTTTGTCTTTGAGAAGCAGCAAACATATCACCTAAACCAACAGACCTAGCCCATTGATCTAATTCATCTGTATCTCTAAAGTACTCAGCAATATTTAAAAGAGTATCTGTAAGTTCATCAATACCACCACCAGTTAAGTCTGGGTTAAATGTAGATTCTATTTTGTCACCGACTTCTGGTACTTGTGAAGTATCTCCTATACCTTGTCCTTTCTTTACTTCTAGAGGTTTTATTAAATCAATAACTTTTTCATCTAATAATTCGTTACCAGCTTCATCAATACCAAGGTCTTTAAATTTTAATTTTCTTTTACGTTCTAAGGTTGCTAATACTTGTGGAGCAAGATCAGAATTTCTAAAAGCTTTTAACCCTACAGCTAACCCTGTTAAAGCTTCTCCTACAACTACACCACCAAGACCTTTTCTTAATCTTGCTTCTATAGGAGATATATCATTATCAGCTTTAAATATTGAAGCTGGCATTTTAAATATATCTACAAGTGGTTCTAACATTCCTTCATACTCATCAACCATGTTGTAAAGGTTTTGTTCGTATGGATCTTCTACTACAAAATCAGTAAGAAAACCTGCAACAAGGTTTCTTGTCCAAGGGTTTTTTATACCTTTAAGACCTTTACTAAAGATCCCCATAGGTATTAAGAATTGAGTTATAGCTTGTGGTATTTGATAAAACGCATTATCATCTTCTCTTTCAAAATAACTGTAATCAATAAGGTCATTATTATCGTATGGATTACCAGCTATATAGTCGTATATATCATCTGCAAACTCTACAGTTTCGTTTATTGCTTTTAAAGGACCAGTAATAGCACCTCTTACAACTTGTGAAGATGCTGTTTTTGTTATCTCTTCACTTACATCTTGTCGTTTTTCTTCTGCTTCATTTCTTATTCTTGATCTGTTCTCTAGTATTTCTTCAAAACTCCTTTGATCTCCTAAGAACTTATTATCAAAAAAATCTACTACACCTGCTTGGCTTTTGTTTATAACTTTACTTACAGCAGAAAGGGGTTGGTTATCAAACCGATCAAATAAAGCATCTGTCTGAGGTGTTTCTATCTTTTCCTTTTCTTCTTCCTCTTCATTGTTTAGAAGACTATTGATGTTTGAATCAGTCATGTTTAATCAAGAAATTGTTTGTATCTAGCGTCAGGAGCTTCAGTTTCTCCATCTTTAGAATAGACACCCCAAGCTAAATAACCATTACCTTTTTGTGCCTGTGTTTCATCAAACACTAATTTAGCAGCTATAGCATTAAGTACTGGATCATATAAAGCTTCATTATTATCTATACCAAGTTTAGGTTGTCTATCATTTCCTAATTCCATACCTTTGTAGTTATACATATTTATTTGAAATAGACCATAAGATTCTTCTGGTTCTTTTTCTGTACCACCATAGAAAGCATTTGCTTTGTTAGCTGATTCAGCCATAGCTATAGCAGTCATTATTTTTGCCTGTTCTTGTGTAAACCCTGCATTAAGTAATAGTTTATTTATTTGTTGTTTATTAAGAGGTTGTTTTTTATTTGTCTTTAATTTTATTTCTTGTCTTAATTTATTTAATTCTACTTCTGGTAACTTATTTTTTGTTTCTGTTTTATTAGGAGTAGCAGCTTCAACCATTGGTACAATTAATTCTTGACCTGCTCTTATTAAATCTGCATTAGTTATGTTGTTTGCTTCCATAAAAGCTTTTAAAGGAATACCAAATTCTTCTGCTATTTGACCTAAAGTATCTCCTTGCTGAACTTCAACAGTAGTGGGTGATTCTTCTTCACTAACATCACTAAATACACTAGCTTCAAAATCATCTACTAATAACTTCATGGGTTCATAAACTCTAGGACCACCTTTACCATATCCATATTCACCTGTCTGTAAAAATCTAATTATTCGA